TCCACACATTCAATCTGGTTGATATCATATCTCAAATAGTTTCTTTTTTCGGTATTAATTGCGTGCATAATTAAATACACTTTTTTCTCTGAAATTTTGACAGCCCCTTGCACAATTTTGAATAAATTCGCTTCCCCCGCCGTGTCAGTTTCTTTTCCCCTAAGAATCACGCTACACGGTAAAGTACAGTCTGTTGCATTGAAATGGATTGCGGGACTGTCAATAGAACCCACTTCCAACGGAGTACCGTCCAGTTTTAAGTTAGGAACATTTATCTCACTGAGTTTAATCTCTAAACATCTCACTTTAGCAGTGCCATTAAAAATGGAATATCTGATTTTCGCACCGCCTTTACCTGGAATATTGGTGGTCTTTGTAAAAGTTGTACCATACTCAATACTGTTAATCGGCTTAAAATAAAGTCCGTCAAACGCTCCAATCACCATATTTAGAATATTCTTATGACCCTGTTCGGACGGGTGTACACCGTCATTTGAAAAAGATGATTCATACAGCATACCCTGATACGCGGGTATAACACTAAATCCCAATTGAGCGGCTGAATATATCCAGATTTTAATTGCTTTAATCACACTGATATACTTTGTTGATGTATGAATCCCCTGTTGATGTCCTTCCCATGTCCAACCCATAGGACACACAACGACATTTTTACAGTTTTCAAAATTACTTGATATTGCGCTCTGGAAATCAATCATTCCCTGACTGATATCGCTCTCAGCAGCGTTCCTGTCATTATAGCTTCCTCCAATAATAATTTTGACAATATTTTTCTTGTCGTTCACCGCCATACTGCTAGCTAACTCGTTTAGCATATTGGTGAAAGTTTTTGTCCCGTCCGCTTTAAAACCGTAACCGCCAATAGCACACAGTTTTACAGTATATCCATTTTTTTCAAGAGCACTTTTAAGCATATACGCCCATGAATATTCCTTATTAGATATATTTTCTCCCGCCGCATAACTGTCACCTAAAATAAGAACCGTAGGTTTATTAACTCTAGTCAGTGCTCCCTGTAATAAGGCATCCGAAATTATTTCTGAAAGCTCACCATTCTCTTTCATTTTTTCCAGAATTCTTCTCACTTCACTATTAATTTCCAGTTTTGCAAAATAATCTGTTACAAAATTTTTCAACTCTTCAAATCTATCCTGCAAATTAGAGAAATCATCCTGCATCCCAAACCATTCATCCGTCAACTTTTTTATTGTTTCTATAATCCATGTCAAGTTCATTTCATGGAAATTCGTATATGGAAATTTAAACATTTTCTCACACTCCTTAATACACTAACAAGAAGAACTCTTCTTTAAACATTTCAGTAATTTTACTCAACGCACTCATAGATTTTTCAAGCTTGAAATCCAACACCTCAAGTTCCGACATTCCCGTAGACTTTGTTTCTTTTTCCGTTTCTGTCGTTTCATTTTTAGAATTTTTTGCGTTGTTATTTGTCTCATCATAGCTTGCTTTCCCCCCATAAGTAATGGTTGTGCTTCCCCTATCCACAAGTGACGTTGAGTTAAACCCTGCTACTTTTTCAGCTGTTGAATCCGACCCACTCGTTCCACTATTACTTTCTTGTTTTAAATTTTCTTTATCTTCTGTTTCAGACTTTCCTTTTCTGTCTCTTGTAATCGTCTCTGTTTTTGCACCCTCTGTTTTGGAAATGGCGAGTTCTATATCATAGATAATCGAGAATAGTCTTTCATTTACAGATGACCATGAATTTAGAGCTAGCGCCATTTCAGTAGGTGACGGTATCAAAACTTCTAATTCAGCACATTTTAACAGAACATAGTTTTGAATATTATCCTTTCCAATATCATTTACCATATTGACAGGTAGATGATTTATGAAATTATCTTTCAGCAGATTCTCATTCCATGCTAGCAGACCCTGCAAGTAAAGTCCCCCTGGCATTATTTTCACCCCCCTCATTATGACGTAATTTAACGTTTAGATTGAGATTAAACATTCTGTTTGTCTTTTCGACCCCCTCTTTCAGTGTTTCAAGCCATAATTCTACTTTTGTGAAGCACTCAATATTGTTACTGTTTACCTCATCCACTATCATGCGTTCTTTCTTGTCGCTTCTCGTGTTTGGTATGCCAACCTCATTGCAAAACATTTCTTCCCATCGTCTTAACGTGTCCTGTAATTCAGGGGCGATAAAATTCTTTTTCAAGTCATTGTTAAAAAAATCTAGCGGGATATTGCCATCTCCTATTTTCAGTTTTTCATCGTAGAAAACTCCAAGTTCACCCCTCATTACTTCATCGAGAATTTTCTTCATTGATTCAGCCTGACTTTTTCCTCTCACAGCGAAAAGGAATGACAGCTTACTGTTCATGATATTCATTTCACATGATTCAGCGGTCATAGCCATATTATCCGCATAGTAATTTACGATATCGGAAACACCACTATAATCCGGCTGTAATCTGATAAGAGAACACTGAGTGTCGATTTTAGGTTCTAAAATGCCGGTCAACAGAGGGTTGACAATTATAGCATGTGTAGGATTATAATATATGTTATATCCTCTCAATCCACAATGCTGGCATATAACACCAAACTTATCTGTATTCACAACCGCCAGATATCCATTTAGAAACAGTGAATACAGAAAGTAATTTTTATCCCACATTTCAGGCAACTCAAACTCAAATACAGACATAACTTTTTCAAGTAAATACTTTTTGAAAAACATAAACATTTGTGTGTTTTTCGTGTGAAGAGTTGACGGACTGTAAGATGAATTAAACAAGTTTATCATTTCATAACTGTACGGCATCATATCACCCCTTTATAAATACAGAACTCCAATATTGAGCGTACTCATAACGTTCTGGCTGATTCAGGCTTGCTGGTCTCAGATAATTATACATGAATGCGTTGGTCAGAGTTTTCAAGTCATAGTTTCCAGTTGCCCATTCACGCCAAGTCATATTGTAACTAGATGTGGCATACCATTCCGGTTCAATGCCCCTATCGGCATCTCCTACACTCTCTTGATATTCGGCGAATAATACAGCGCACTGTTTTCCGCCATCGTACCAGTCGTCATGCTTGCCGTATAATAAATCAAGCACTGAGAGTAGTTTTGTTCCGGGTGTCCATTGTACAAGTCCTCTACCGGGTCCATCTGCAGTGGTTCCACCGCCAACCTCCAATAGTCCGGGATTCATGGTACTTTCTTTCTCCATGTTTCCAAGTAACGCCATACGTGCAGTAGCACTCCAACCTCTCTCTTTGAAATAATTGTTAATGTTTGCGGCATTTTGCCTCATCTTATCACGGGTAAAATATCCTTGTGCCGTGTCAGTAACAAGAACGTTCCAATTTCCAGACGGCAGGGGAATCTCTCCGCCGTTACTCCCCGAGCCTCCAATGGAAAGACCTATTAATAATGCCGAATTGTCATTTCTAATGTTTCTATGCATAATAAACACCACTTTCTAGCAATGATTTAACTCTTGATATCTCATCTGAATAAGCTCCTGTAATATTCATATCCCCGTGCTCTACCAGATAATATCCGGTTCCCAATGATTTAAAAGTACCACGTTTCATATACGGTCTTCCATTTTCACTGTTGTCTTCATCGGTGACTGTTAGGAAATATTGAAAAAATGATATCCAACCGTCGGTTCCTATAGTTGAGCCGTTAGTCCCTTTTGATGACACCGTAGGAAGAAACTCGTTTACAGCATTCCCGATATATCCAACCCCTTTCATGAGTTGAGTGGAAGCAATACTACCAATGGCGGCTACAGATGATATTGCACCTTCAAGAGGATTGTTTCTAGCTTCATTTATTTGAACAGGAACGCCATACATACCAGAACTATAGCCAAGTAGTGCATTATTATTAGTGAACGAGATGTCGTATACACCTGTTCTGGGGTCTATTCGGAAATCGACATTAATTGGAGAGCTAATATTTATTTTATTGGTGTCAATCTGCATCACGCCAAACAGTCTCGAGGCTATTTCCAACCTGTGATATACGCCGTGGTTCAGGTAGTCACCTCTGGAAGCCTGAGGATGACTTGACAATGTCACACTCCGTTGTAGTTTGTATGCTAAAAGTGTATTCAATTTTGTACACACTGCAGGAATTTTCCAATATCCTAGTGGAAGCTCTGATACTTCTGTTCCGCCGGGTATACCAAAAGGCATCCACATACAATTGGACACGTACTGGAATGGGTTCATAACAATTTTAACAATGGAATCTTTTATTCCCGATTCTTTGATATCAGCCCAATCAATGTCACCGAATACTTTCTGACAGAACGTTGTGAAATCTGTTACTTGGAATTGATAATATTCTAATGCACCCTCTTGACCTACTACTGTCAGTATAATGAAACCTGTTATCCAACCTGTGCTTGCACCTTCTGGCAGTACGCTAATTTCTTGCGCCTTTTTTGTGTAGCCAGATTTTGCAGGGTAGAAATTATCTATTACAGAGCCATCAAAAGTGGCACTGCTTCGTAAAATGTAAAATTCTTCTTCTATGATTTCGCTTTTGAAGCTAGCTAAAACATCGCACTCTAATGAGCAAATCCATAGACCCTCTTCAAACGTCCAGTCTTTTACAAAATAATATCTATTAAACTCTTCAATATAACAGTAATTCAAACTAACCGGATTCCCAGAAGCGTCGTTATATTGTACACTCAACGTTGGACTTGAAATAGAAGAGGGGCTTCGTAAAGCCCCGGTTCTAGTCACAACAGCAGAAGAATCTGAAGGAATCCATGTGGAATTTTTACGTTTTCCCACATTGTAAAAATGAACTCTCATTCTGCCACCACCTTATTAATCTAATAAGAACACAACTCCGTTTTCCGTGAAGTCATTGTAATATCTGTCATTGAAATGCCAGAAAATGTTACTGTATCCACCTCTTGCATTAAACGGTGACGGTGCTGACCATTCACCATAAGTTGTAATGCCAACCGCTTCCTCATCGAATAACACACCGAAAATATTGGAAGTAGCTGTGCCTTCAGTGTCGGAAACGACAGTTCCGCTGGAGTTCATGTATGATGCTTTTACGTTGATTCCATCTGGACTGTCAATATTCTGCCAGAATCCCACTTTTTCATGGTCTGCCATTTTAAGATAGCTGTCGTTAAAGATAGAGGACATAACAGTAGCGTCAATATTGTTTAGTTCTTCTGAATATAGATACAACTTCTGCTTGTTGTATGGCGTATGTCTGGAAATCTCTTTCCCAGTCACATTAATGTGGAACTTTTGTGTCCTCTCAGTCATCCAATCGGATACTGTCTTAATATACCCCGTTGCCCATTTCATAAACGGCACAAAATTCTCCGGTTGTTTTACCGTGTCAGTAGTCAGTGTGGTTCCTGACACGTCGTTGTATTTTGTCACAATATGGATAACGTTGTCAGGGTCACCTTTTACTTTACCACCGACGAAGTTCACAAGCGTCATTCTTGCTGTTGCTTCATGTGCCTGTTCGATCAAATCAGATGCATTTGTCATAACCATAGTGACGAACCTTTGAAATTCCTGTTCATTCTGCAGAGCAACGTTTAACTGGTCTCTAAACAGTGTAATATGTCTCTGATATACGTTTTGTCCGTAAAAATTTGTTTGAAGTACTTTCGGAATGGCAACCACCTGGTCGTCCACACTCGCACCGTTTTTCAAATCATATCTGTCATCTTTTTCCCAATCAGAATCTGCGATGTTAAGTTTTCGCACGTGGTTTCCGAATCTCATATTATCCTGATACAAACCCTTGAACTTTCTGGAATACGGTCTGATAGAAAAAATGGTTCTGCTGAGTACCTGAGAAATCGCGCCTAATAGTGGGTCAATTCCTAATCCGAGTGCAGTGGTGGCAACCGAAGTGAAATCACTGGTCGCAATTGCACTAATTGTGTTTCTACCCGTTGCCTGATTTACAATTTCATTTAAAATCGCTGCTGAATTAAAGTTGGCTACACTAGGCGAATTTACCGATAATTTAGTAACTGAACCCATGATATCACTCCTTTACTGGGGGGTTAATAATTGATGCTAACATATCTCCTGTTGTTGGTGGTTCTGGAATCTGAGAATTACTCAGGTTTCCAACCTGAATCAGTCTTGCAATCTCATCTAACCGATTGTCAAGAACGCCCATACGCTGATTAAACATATCCTGAGTATTATTCTGAATCGGAACCTGTGCCGGAACTGATACCGGTGCCGGTGCCGGTGCCGGTGTTGGTGTCTGAATCGGAGCCGGTGCAGGTGCTGGCATCGTAGTGACCTGATAATTCTGTGATGCCACTACTCCCGCAAGTTTGATAATATCATCTTTTGTGAATCCTGCACCAGACAGTGCAATGATATCTTCGATTTTCATGTGCTATCATTCCTTTCTTGTTAAATATTTTTTATTACAAAAACCTGCATAAATCTTTCCGCTATTTGAGTATTCACAAAGATACCATTCCATTGTAGTATCTGTAAACCCGTAACAGAAAATAGTACGTCCTTTCGGCATCTCTACAACGACATCCGCGTTTGTATCTGGTTTAGCACGTAACATCAAAGGGGAACTCTTTGTGTTTATCTTATATTCGCCATATACGTCACAATCTGGTATGATGTCAACCATTCCGTACTGTTCTTCAATATCAGGGTCAAGTAGTATTTTCGCGCCTAAAGGCATTTGTATCACTCCTTTACGTCCAGTTTATCCGCAAGTTTCTGAATTGCCATTGTGTTGTTGTTTAGCACCTCTGTGAGGTTATGTATTTCTTCCTTGTGATTCTCTGTCTCGCGATACCATAAATAAAAAGTTACTGCAAGGCACGCCACCGGCACACCCAAAGAGCTGAATAACTGACTTACTACCTGAATCCATTCCATATTTTTCGCCACCTCCTCTTTTCGAATCGAGGGAAGTGTTCTGAGTCAACCAAACTCGTGTACACAGGTTCCGCCTGTTGGTTTTGTACCACTTCCCTACAACGACAAAATATCACATCTTGAAATAATTGTCAAGTAGATATTTTGATTCGATATCAGAAAAACTCACTAGTCCGTCCAGGTACGCCCCCCATACCCATATGAACTTGTGTCGGAAAGCTGTCAGGTCTCTTGTTGAAGTAGAATACTTAATCTGTGGTGTGCCTTGCAGGTGTTGCGTGATATACAGTTTTTCCTTACTCTTGTGGGTGTATACGGTTATTTCTCCAACTGTTACAAGGGGTACGTACTCATTTATGGGTTCGGATTTAATGTCCGAATAGTCCTCAGCGTAAAAATCGTTCTGTATCGACATCTTATAAAAATCGCTGTCTTTCCCAACCATTCGATATACCGCTGTTTCAGATTTTGCCTGTGAAATCGGAGAGTTGGCTAGATTTATGAGGATAATACCTCTATCAGGCAGATAACTAAATTCCTGCCCTGTTTTATGCATATCAGTGACTTTACGGATTAATCCTAGTTTTGCAAATATATCACAGTTTGCGTTTTCGCTATTTGACGCACATATGAGCTGTAAAGGTTTCCCACCCACAAGCTCTCGATTTCGGTTTATGGTTTCATATCCATTTAATAGTGCAATCGTGGCGTTTTTCAACTGAGGCTCCGTCTTTTCTGGAATAAATTCATCGTAAAACATCAACTCAACGTCTGCCGCTCCGAAACCTCTTAAATTGGATATTGTGCCAAGTGCCGCGGAGTATCCCAGTGGTTCTCCAGAGTTTGTGTATTTTTTCGCTTTTTCGTCAAATTCTGTATCATAGAAACCTGAATACATTTTGTTAATTGGTGACGGTGTAATGCGTCTACCGCAGTCCGCGTTATATTGCTTAAATGGATTGAATTGTGGTGTGCGAATCATATCTATTTGAGTTTGGCGAGTTCGTAGGTAAATAAATTTTTTATTATTTTCCACGGCTTGTTTCAAAATACCGTATGTTTTTCCTGTTCCTCTGCCGCCCCATATAAAGATGAAAGGACACCCTGTTTCCAAGATGCCCTTTATATTCACATAACCGTTACTGTCATACAGTTCAGGTTTTTTCATTTCACGTACCCTGCAACAAGGAAGTCCCTTCCACGCTGTGATTTTTTGAAAAATACAGATACTTTTCTGAAGTCCTCACCACATTTTTCTGCCATTGTGGTGATACGCTCGAAAGACTGAATGAATGAGGCTGAGGTTGTCACGAAAACTGTATCTGTTTTCACTTCTTCGATTGACAGAGTTTTTACCACTTCACCCTTTGCGTTCACATCTTCCACAATAGCGTAGTATCCAAACTCCACGGTTGTTCCGGCGGCGTTGGAAAGACGGATTCTGCCCTCATCTTCGAACATTTTGAACATTAATTCCATTGTGTACTCATTTTCCTTGATGTTTGTTTTGATAATTTTCATGCTGTTTTCTCCTTTTTTTCTTTTATGCTGGAAGTTGATTCGGATTGCGACTTGATCATTCTTCCTCTACTTTTCCGTAGTGTACAAATTCGGCTTCTGTCATGGATGCTTTCACAACCTCTGTATCCATAGACACTTTTACAGCTTTTACTCCTGTCTCAGCTTCATAAGATTTTTTAATCTTTGTAGCTGTTACATTTGCACCGTAGTAGGTTTTTTCAACAGACTGACCGTTTTCGTCTGTAATCTTTGCTGTCACTTTTTCAATGCTTCTTGTAATCATGTTTTTTCATCTCCTTTTATTTTGTTTTTATTTGTTACAAGTATATAATAGCATATGTGTACGTGTATGTCAAGCCTTTTCTTCAGTATTTTTTAAAAAATCGTGCCATAATTCAATGCTGTTGAGTACGTTTAGATATTCCAGTGTAATCCCTACTGTATATTCAGAGGGTCGTATAACTACATTTCTGGTGATATACACGCTCTTGTCAGGGTTGTCAGGGTCTGGACTATAATAGCCATAGTCTGTATCATTATAAACGGATTCCGTGCCACCTGCATCCCTAAATGTGGTTCCGATTTTCAAGGCTTCCAGACCACCCATTTTTTGCAGTTCCACCGCACCTTTTTCCTTTTCAACACCTGCTATTGTGATTTTAAGTTTACCGTTTTTTTCCTGTGCGTATTTTTTTGCCCCCAGTGTAATAAATCGGTCAGAAGTACCCTCATACTCGTACACTCCTAAATAATGTTTCACACCTTTAGGGTCTATAGCATGACCTCCATTTTCTATGGATTCTACTTTTAATCTAAAGTTTAATTCGTCAAAACGCTTCTTGATTTCGGGATATCTCTCTGTTTTAATAATTTTACATGAGTCGGTGTCACAGTAAACAAAATCCTCGCCTGCTATATTTATAGCAAGCTTTAGTTTCTTTCTGGCGTGAGCCGTCACCCAACAGCCCCACGCATATAACATAAACGCTCTTTTGTTGTACCTCACTAATTTTTCCTCCGTGTCACCGTCCTCAACTGAGAATGGTTTTTCGGTGTTACTATAAACAATATCAGGCTTGACCGGATTTTGTGCTGACATGCCATATAATGCATTTATCAACTCTTTTACCAAAGCGTATTCAACCTCCTTACCCTCTACATCTTTTAAAGATGTTTTATCTGTAAATAAACGTCTCACTAATTCCCTCAAAGGTTCAGGTAGATATCCATACCCTGCCGTATAAAAATCTGTGAGTTCCACGGTGTCCCAGATGTATTCTTCTTTCACAATCCTAAAATCAACGTCGTTCAGTGTGCACGAATATTCATCTGCTGAAAGTAAACGACCATTATCCCAAACCGATTCCCTGCTTATGTAATAACCCTTGTCTTTTGTCAAATAAGGAGCACCGTGATATACATCTTTTTGTCTGATATTTCGGAAATGAAACCGCCCCACATAAGCTTTGTGAAATTTTGTCCACCTGTCAATGTCCTCTATACCACAATTTCCTTGTCGCACAAATTTTGTCATCGGGAACTCACAGTTGAGCATAACGTCCGGGTAAGAACTTACCCTGTCGAATGACGCAACGTTACTAAGTATTTTTCCAACGTGATATCTATTTGCGTGGGTATCGCCACCCCTGAACTCTTCTCTGAGTAGTGTGTATAAGCTTATGTCGCACATCATGCTGTGCAGTTTTTTATAATTGTATTGCTTCATGGCTTGCCTTGCTTCTCTTCTAACGTAGCCAGTTGAGGTTAACGGCAGAGTGTATAGGGTGTCATTATTATCCATCAATCGTTTATGCATTGCCTGTAATAACCCAATTACATCATTGCACCCGTACTCAATTTCTTTTAGTGTTAATTCCGTCCACGGATATCTGCGCTTGTCATAATCAAAATCTTTCAGCTTCTGGTTCTCAACGCCACTGTCGCTTAAAAACTTGTCAAGACTTTTGTGTGTTTGCATATACGAGCATCGGAACTCTAAATCCCCCTGCATATAATTCCCTGCCCTGATTCGGAGTATTTTCCGAGGTTTGAGTGAAAACACCTCTTCTGGCTTTATTTCTATATGTGAGCGCAGAAACTGAAATTCGTATGACAGGTTGTGCACAAAAATCATCGTAATAAGGTGTTCATCTTCGATGCCTGTAAACAGTTCTTCGAGTTCGTCCCAATTTCTGCCGTACACGCATATTATCTCATTATCGTCTAGTAATACGGCAAACTGCCATAAATACATAATGCTCTGTTCGATTTCAGAAAGTCGTGTAGTTTCAATGTCAAAAGCGCATATGCAATTTCGGTACGACTGCTTTGCGAAGCGTTGTTTTCCTCTCATGTTAGGGGTTCTATTTATCTTCTGTATTCTATGTATCAATTCATCTCTTTGCTTTTTGCCACTCCCTATACTGATTGAGTAATTCATCACCAGATTTTTCACCCCTATCAATAAACAACTCCAACGCTTTTGTGCTGTCATATACTCGCCCCAGTGAATAATCGCGAACGGACTCCATGAACTCGCCAAACTCATTGAGTTCTTTATAGGTCTTAAATTTCACGCCCATTTTCTCAAGTTTTGCCATTTTCCGTCTGGCAATTCTCCTTTGTCCTGAGACGCTGTATAAATCAGATTTCTCAGCTTGTTCTAGGGCAGACAACGCGCCCCGTCTCTGGCGGGCGGTCACTATCTGACTTTCAGGTGGTAGTTGTTGTAGCATATACTGTATATCATTCTTTGCACCCATTCCAAAATTTCGGTTTTGGGCTAAGACTTTTAGTTTTCTTATCACCTTTGTGCGCCGTTTTGCGTAATCTGTCGTCATGACACTATGTCCCCCATTTCGTGGGTATGCCCCAAGTGAAACATTATCGCAGAACGGTTCAGTACTCGCGCTTTGCTCATATTACACTGTCTTGCCAATTTCTCCACTTCCCGGTATACTCTGTCTGTGAGATACACGCTTGTGTCATGTTTCGGCATAACCCACGGGGATACTATAACCCGAGAACCTATGCCACCGAACTCTAAAACAAAGTGCACAGCGTGCTCCAAGTATTCACTCACAGTTGTCCCGTATCCTTCTGCCCAATTGTATATTCTAACATCGAGACGGAGTGATAATTTTCTCAATTATTCTCACCTCCTTTTGTGTATATCTGCATAGCATAATATAATTCTACTGCACTATTTATAAAAACCCCTGTGCCAACGTAATACTGACTTGACGCTTGCTCAAGTAGTGCTTCATGTTCTTCTGTGATTAACACGCTAGTGTTACGTTTGTGAAAACAATCCTCGTGAAAATAATCTTTAATCATGCAATTTTTAACCACATCTCCAATTGAGTAATTTTTCGGACCCCCCGCGTAATTTAATGAATCCCTAATTAAATCACTAATGCTCATATTTAAATCACGAGACATAACATAAACTTTTTCAGATAATTTCACAGATATTTTTCTCATTGTTTTCTATCCTCTCTATCCTGTTTTCTTCTATGTTTTTCTTTCCGTCTATTTTCTCTGCCCATTTCGTCCGTTGTGCCTAAGATATAACCCGACGCAAACATTATCACAAAAGTTATTAACAGACACATTGTGTCACTCATAGTTGTTGCTACCATTTTGCTACCTCCAATAAATATTTCTCTCCTCACTATCACTAATCAAGAACACGTCGTCATATTCGGTATGCTTATTCACATTCCCGTCGGGAAACAAAATACTAATTCCGTTCTCTTCCACTTTCAAAAACCCCACATTTCTTTTAAATCCGTTTATATAAACAGTTTCCCCAAAATACCCCTTTTTAATCTTTCGGAATAGCTCTTTCAAATCATGATGAAAATCAATAATTAAACTGTGAATACCCGTATATTTGATTTCAGCGATTAGACCGTAAAACTCAATTCCAGTTTCTCCTAGAATAGCGTCCTCACCTGCAAATTCGACAAAACCATTGATTGTGACTAGAGTGTCTTTAACCACGATAGCTTTTTTAAGCTCTTCTAACTCTTCAACAGGCTCAATAGGTACTAGACATGTATCTTCAATTCTTGATATGTCATTAAATAACGAAGCGATATAGTGTATGGAACCGTCTGAAAACCTATAGAAACTATACTTGCCATTTTTGTTCATATATTCATCAAGCTCCTGAGTGTGTCTTATTATTAATTCGATTGTATCTGCCATTTTATGCTCCTTTTCTCCCCGTTGTGCCGGTAGGACAGCTATGTGTTTAGTAAATTGCTTCTATTACATCGTGTTGAATTTTTATCAATCTCTCTCTGCTAAGTCTCACCAGAACTCTTGTCATAAGTTCGTTTGATAAGTACCAATTTACACCGTTCAAAGCATCAATGATTCTGTTCTTGTATTCTTTATTCTCCTGACCCCAATTTAAAACTATGATTATATTTTCCACAATTTCAATTTTTCTCATATCTACCCTCTCCTCCGTGTGCCGATAGGGCACAGTTTATTTCAACGTTTTATCTAATACTGCTACAAAGTTTTACTTCTTCATAAGGAATACTAGCCACGATTCTTTTGCTACGGTCATATATAAACAATTCTTCCATATCGTCATCAAAATTTAATTTTATTCTATCAAGGAAGAAAAATATTCCGTTTATAAAAACCCCATAAGAGACGCCATCATAACCCCTTCTAAAAACTTTATTATACTCTTTAATTTCTCCGATGAAATATTTTCTATTTTTTTTCATTTTTATCCCTCTTTCTACCGTCGTGCCGACGTATCAGCAAATTTATTTCAGTGTTTATAATTCCAGTCATCAAGACCGATTTCCAGCGTCTGATATGGGATGATTGCCACAATTTTGTCATTTTTTCTTTCGTATATAAACAACTCTTTCCGGAATTCGAAAAAACGCAATTTAACGGAATTATAGAAGAAATAGACACCATTTATGAAAACACCTCCGCATTTCATATTATATGCAATTCTAAAATCCTTATTACATTTTCTAATTTTTTCGATGAAATCTTTTTTCATTTTGTTTTCTCCTTTACTTGTAGATATCTCCTTGCTACAATTATATAATACCACACTTATACCGCATTGTC